GCTATAAAAGCGTTATTCCCTTCTATTTCTCTTTCTTCCATCTCTAAAATACGATAACCAACGCTAATTGAGTTTATTATGTTGTCATCTATGTCTCTTTTTATTTCTTGTGCTTTAGAATTTCTGCTTAATTCGATAACTGCCCTACCTTTCTTCTTTTCTTTATCAAGATATGCATTTCTTACAATTCCAATAACTGTGTCCATATTATGATTCCACAGAACAGGTGCTACTCCTCCATTTAATCTGTCAAAATCTATAGATCCCTCTTCATGACTAAGAATTTCTGTACCAAATGTACGCTCTACAGGGAACGGACTACTAAAAGGTATTTCATATGTTCTATCTTCAACTTCACTGAATGATGTTTCACTACCACGTTTAAGTATATTTGTAACACTTCTTAATGAATCTATCTTAGTAAGTGTGCTGAATTTATGACCTACTTTTACATCTGTTGCTTCAAACTCTCCATCATTTTCTCTATAAACAGTAATTAATGCAGCAGGGTCATCTTCTGTTCCAGTAATTTCAAAATCAGAATCAGGTACATTTATAGTTCCATCACGTTCAATTGAATCTATAACACCTCTAGCAGTACCGCCACTTGCATTCCATCTAACAGAATCACCTACTGATAGCTCATTTGGTTCTGCACGTTTAGCTTTTGCACGTTTTGTTTTTGGCATAGCGTCATTGTTTCTTAATTCTTGTATTCTAGCTGATTTTGCATCAGAAAAACTTTTCCCTGCATCACCGCCCCAAGCAGCCCAAGCTACTCTGCCTTTACTTGGGTAGCCATCTTCATCAGGTGTAAAGCCTTGTCCAGTTTTATCTGATTCATGTCTTGCAAACCACGCTGACATTTGTATAACTACATCTGCTGATAATTCATTTCCGCTTAATATTTGTGTTGCCCTTCTTGCTGCGACTTCTGTACCACCAGCTTCTCCTTCTGATTTCCAATCTCTATATCTTTGTGCTTCTTCCCTCATACCTTTTGTAGGCATAAGGTCTATTTCTGTGCCATTAATAACTGCCATCAGAACCATCCGCTACGTTTTCTGCATCCTCACCTGTGGGTGGTTGCGTATCACCAAAAGGATCTATTGTACCTACAGGTTTATATTGTGAACCACCTGATTTATTTGTAGCTGATGGGTCACTATCTGTAATAATATTTAGTTCATCAAGTTTTGCTAGTTCTGTCTGTCTTGCTATTAACAGTTCTTCTATATCACCACCATTTTCAGATACCACATCAGTTAAAGTCTTAAATCCACACCGAACTGCTTCTTTTTGTGCTGCAATTTCTTTTTGTGGGTCTACATAGCTGTAACCTCTACATACCCATCTAACCTTTTCATATACTTCTGGTGTTGTTGAATATGTAGGCAACGATAACGTACCACTTAATACTGCCATTTCTAACCATTGTTCAAATAAAGGTTGATAAAAAGTTTCTTTTAACATTTTTTGTATTGTTCTCCAATGGTCTCTATCCTGTAGCATTGCAAGGCGACTACTACTGTAATTAGATTGTGAATAGTCAGAACTTATAGCTTCAAAACTACAACCTAGACCACTAGCCATACTACGCAACATAGACCTAACAAATGGTTCAAATTCACCATTAGCTTTATCTAAATCAGGTACAGATATACTTTCTCCTGGTGCTAAGTATTTAAATGTACCTGGTTCAAATCCACTTACACGTTCATAATCAAATACTTCACCACCAACATCTAGTTCACCTTCTGGACTTGTAATAAATCCCATTAATGCACTTGATGCTCTTTGACCAACTACGGTTGCTTCTATATAGCCATCTAATTGATGTAAATGGTTTATTGCACTAGCTAAAAATGGTACACCCCTATGCTGTCCTGGTCTTAATGGCAAAAATAAATGTATTACATCTTTTGCAGCTACAATAATATGCCTCCTATCTTCTGGAATAGTTGCAAAATTAGTATCACCAGGATGTTTTTTAAGAAACGCATAACTAACAGCCCTACCTTCTGGACTTAGTTCTATTCCTAACCTCCATACATTCTTGTTATTTTTTGTAGCACCTTTATAATCTTCATCTAACTGCTCTGCTTCTAATATTTCTAAAGAAAAAGGTATTTTACTTCTACCATATGCTTTTCTATGAATAATAACAAAACATTCACCGCTTTCTATCATTGATCTAACAGCTAATCTTTCGAGTTCAGAAAAACATAGAACACCACGTATATCACAACTATCTTTTCTTCCCCATCTACTCCATTCATTTTCTATAGTTTCATTTATTCTTGTATTAGGTGTTCCGCCACGTTGACTTTTTATCTGTGCTTGCATCGTCACACCCTGACCTACAATTTGATTAGTTGCATATCTTATAGCCTGTGATGCATAATTATTATTACGTACTAAATCATGTACACGTTTTCTAAGAGTATTAATAGAATTTTTATAGCTTTGATCAGGTGAAGATAAAGGTGTAACCCAACTTAAATTAGTGCGGTCAAATTTTGCACCTGTATACATTCTTTTTAAGCGATTTCTACGCTTATTTACATCATCATTAGAGGAAATTAAGCCCCTCCAAGCATTAATTAAACCCATTTAAGTTACCTAAAAGCGTACATAGAGGTTTTTAGGGTCTCCTAAACCCTGACTTATTAAACTATACCGCTTTTCGCTTGCAACTCTACTTTTTAATTTAGCCTGTAGATTTTCTAGCTTATCTAAATCTATTCTCTTAAATGTTCTATTACCAATGCTGTATTCCTGTGCCTTATCTTCTACCATTGCTCTAATAGCAGCATTAACAGCATCTAAATCTTTTTCATTTTGTGTTCTATTATCAATAGCAGCAGGTGTACCAGTGTATTGCAATGATTGTTTTACTATTAATTCACCACTACCAATTTCAAATACTTTTGCACCCTTAAATGCTCTAACTGACCAAAACCAGTTGCCAGCAGCAAAACCTGCACTATCTGTAGCACTTATTGTAAATTGCCATCCTGTACTCTCTGAATATTGCGTACCTGTAGCTGTATGACCTTCACTAGCTGTATTTGTACGTAAATAATACTCTAATGTCCAATCAGGACTACTTATAGTTTCATTTATTCCAGCAGTAGTAGCTTCATCTACCCATTCAATAGTAGTACCAGCAGTTATTTCACTAGGTAAATCAGATTTAAACATAGTTTTACCAGTTAGTTACAAAATCAGTTTTACGTGTTGTCTTTATTGTACCTTTTTTTTGTTTAACTACATTATCTGTTTCATTAATTTTATTTTCTAACTGTTCCCATACTGTATTTCTATTAAATTTACTGATATATAACGACATTGCAGCATAACTATATACCCATGTATCTAAACATTCATTCCTTACACCTGCTTTTTTTACCCATTGTGGGACTTGGAAACCACTTCGATTAGTTTTTAATATTTGTCTTTCTGCTGTTAATTGTTTAAAAAATTCTTCTGTAGTACTTGCATGAAAATGTACATAACCATAACTACCAACTTTATTATTCTTTAATCTACCCATTAAAGTATTTTTTATAGTATCTACTCCTAATGGATATACCTGCCCTCCTTTTTTTATTGCCCTGTTAGCTTTCCTAAAATTAATATCTACTCTTGTAGGTCTACCTATTGCAGGTTTATTAGCCTGTGATTGACCTTTAATAGCAATAACACCCTGTGCTACTTTCTCTCTTGCAAATTGATAAACCTCTGAAGTATGTAAACCACCTGAGTCAACAGCACTAATAACAGGTACTAAACTTTTTCCATTCTCATGTTCATACTGTTGATTAATGACAATCTCTAGCTGTTTCCAAACTTCTGCCTGGTGTGGATCACCATATAAAACAATATGGTCAATAAAATATGATTCTTCACCTTTACCCCAACCCCATGTACTCACTTCTAATCTGTCTACCTGACAATCAACACCCTGCGTAAGAAATAAAACACCTTTTGGACAGGTTGCTTGTTCATAACTTTCACATCTTTTTAATAACCCTTCTGCACTCATTGCACTTACATAATCTGTCTCAAAAGTTTCTGCTAATCTAGTATTCACAAAAGTTTTTATTAAAGGTGCATCTCCTTTTGCCTTATTAAATTCCATAACTGCTTCTTTCCAGCTAAACCAACCTAATGGACTATATAAACCATTTAATCTAAAACCTGCTGTTATACCATCTCCTTGTTTCATTGCCCTCCATTCACCTTGTCTTAACATCTTTGTTTTATGACTCTCATCAAATAAACCATCACAATGTATACATTTATATTTCACATTATTTACATCTTCTTTCTGTAATTGTTTCCAGCGTAAATCTTGATACTCTCCACAAATGGGACAAGGTACAAAATATAATCTCTGATCTGATGTTAGGTATTCACTTTCTATTCTTGAAAAATCTTTAATTGTAGGTGTAGATGTAAGTAATACTTTTTTACGTGTACTAAATGTTGTTGCCCTCTTTTCCGCAAGTGCTACAGGATCACCTTCACCTGATGCATCAGATGGAAATGCATCCACCTCATCACAACTTATATAACGGCATGGTGTTGATCGTAGTCCTGTTGCTGAATTTGCTCCTGTAATAAGCATCATTCCACCAGGAAACTCTTTACTGCTTAATGTGTTACCACTATCCCTACTCCTAGATGGTGCAATCTTTTCATTTAGACATGGGGTATCAGTAATCATACTTTCTAATCTTTGCTTACTTAATCTCTTACCCATTTCTAATGTAGGTTGCACAAGTAACATAGGTGCAGGTGCATGGTCAATTACATAACCTAACCAACAATTTTGTGCTTCTGTTTTTCCTGTTTGTGCAGCAAACATTAACACCACACGTTGCACAGGACTCTGTGTACCTAAACAATTCATAGGCTCTTTTAGATATGGTGTTCTACTGGTTCTCCATTTACCTGGTTCACTACTAGCTTTACTAGACAGAATCCTATAAGTATCAGCCCATTCACTAACAGTTAAAGACTTTTCTGGTCTTAAGCCTGCTAAGAATCCCTCTTCCCAAGCGTTCATTGTGATAAATTCTCTAATGCTTCTCTATGCTCACTATTAATAATTTTATAAATAACAGTTGCATCATCTTCACCTGCTAACTGATGACTTAACCTATCTGCTAAATTTATAAGTTGCTCTCTTATAGCTCTAGCTTTTGCAAAACTGCTTTTTTTTATCTCTTCAACACTAACTAATTCTTTTTTCTTTTCTAATACATCTAACTTAGCTAATTCTGCAAGATAAAATTCTCTTTTAGCTTTACTCTCTGCAAAATCTGGTATGGAATCAGAAGGCAAACTATCTATCTTTTGTTTTAAATCTTTTTTTGCTTCCTTAACTGGTATAAAAATTCCATCCCATGCCTGTAATGCTAAATCTTTATCTAAAAAGTCTTTTCCATCTTCTGTTTTTACTAAAGCCTGTTTAAATATTCCTTTTGCTTTTCTTTGTGATACTGCACTTTTGCTAACATTTTTTATTTTCGCTAAATCAACATAGGTTATAAGCATTAGTTAAGAGTTAAGCACTTGTTAACCATAATAGTTAAGTAGTTAAGTTACTGCAAACGCTAACGCTAAAAAATAATCGTGCTTTCAGATGACCA